TTGGGAGTGACATACACCATACTTTTGCTGGGTCAAACAGAGATGCATTCTATTTGATTCAGTCTACGTGGCTTGTTGTTTGCCGTAACTGTCATCAGTGGGTGCATTTGAATAGTAAAGAAGCTCGTATTTTAGGATATCTAAAGTAATTTGGTTATATGTAGAAAATGTCATATCTTTGTGACATGAGTAAATTAATAAATCATGTATTTGATGTGTCTTTACTAGACAATCTAACAAAAGTGGGTATATATAAAATAACTCACATAGCAAAACCAATTGAATTTTATATTGGTAGTGCTTCTAGTACTTTTAATGGTAAAAAGTGTCAAAAAGGCTTTTATAGAAGATTTTTAGAACATCTTAGAGCTTTAGAACATAAAAAACATGATTCTAAGTATTTGCAAAATGTAGTAAATAAGTATGGTATAGAAGGTATAAGATTTGAAATTATTGAAATAGTTGACTCAACTGATAGAAAAATTATTCTTGAAAGAGAGCAATATTATTTAGATACTTTAAAACCAACCTATAACTCAAGTACAATAGCAAGATGCCCTACTGTTCCATATACAGTTGAAAGAAAAAAAGCAGTGAGTAAGAGAATGAAAGGTAGAAAATTACCTGATAGTGTATATGATATAAGAAGAATACCTATTTTCCAATTTACTAAAGATGGTGACTTAGTAAAAAGATATAATTCGGGTACCCAAGCTTCAAAAGAAACTAATATTGATAGAGGTTCAATTAATAATGTAGCATTAGGTAAAAGAGAAAGTGCTGGAGGTTATTTATGGAGTTTTAACAACTCTGTATCTGTTACCAAAAATGAAGTGATACAACAATTTGACTTTGCAGGTAATTTAATTAATACATATACTAATCTTGAAGAAGTATTAAAAATGCTGAATATAACATCCAGGACAGCACTTAAAAATGCATGTAATGGTAAGCAATATCAAGCATATGGTTATCAATGGAGAAAAGGTTATTATGTAGATAAAATTGATAAACTACCTGAGAAAAAAATACAAGGAAAACCAATATATCAAATAGACTTGATTACTGGTGAAATAATAAATGAATTCCCTAATACTCAATTTGCAGCTAAAGCTTTAAATATTTCTACATCAAGTATAAATAATTGTGCAATTGGTATGTATAAACAAGGAGGTGGATATAAATGGGTATATAAAGAATAATTTTCCAAAAGAAGCTAGAACAATGGGTTGGTTAAAATAAACTGAAAAATAATAACTGAAATTAAAAGACTGAAAAGATGAAAGTAATAGGAAAAAATACAAAAATACAATTTGCTAATGCAAATAAATTCTCAATTCTACCAATGAATAGAGAAATAGACAGTAAACATGTACAAAAAATGGTTACAAGTTTAAACTTAATGGGTGTAATTAGACCTGTTATTGCTTGTAAAACGGATATAATTGATGGTATACCTAAAATGTATATTATTGATGGTCAACATTTAGCTACAGGTTTAGCAAGTTTAAATATGGAAGTACCTTACATATTAATTAATATTGATGATGAAAAAGATTTGATTCATAAAATGGCTTATTTGAATAATTCATCTAAGTCATGGGTATTAATGAATTATGTTAATGCATTTAAGATGGTTTATCCAGATTACATGAAGCTGATTAAATATAAAAACATGTATAATATTGAACCATTAATGTTAGCAATGATTGCAATGAATTCAAATATTAGTTGTGGTAGTAAACTGATTAAATCTGGTGAGTTTAAAATTACTAATCCAAACACAGAAGATATGTGTAAATTATTTAATGATTTTTTCATTAAAATTGGTACAGCTGATAGATGGGTTAAACACTACTTTTTAAGTGTATTCATGAGAGCATATGGTACTTATAATCATACAAAAGCTTTGCAAAACTTAGATAAACATCTTAAGACAATAAAAGCAATGAGTGATGTAAGTGCAGCTGAACAATACATTGCAAAAAATATATTTAATATATCATTATGACAAGAGAAAATATACAAATCGCAGCACTTAATGCTACAGATAAGAAAAAAAGAGCCGGACTTAGTTTAGCCACAGGTGTAGGTAAAACTTTAGTTGGTCTAATGCATATGGAGAAGAATATTACTCCATTGATGAATGTGCTTATTGTTGCTCCTAAGATTAGTATTTTTACATCATGGAGAACAGAAGCTATTAAGTTTAAAAAGTCACACTTGATGGATAATGTTCAATTCACAACTTATTTAAGTTTAAATAAACTAGATCCAAGAGAGTTTGATATGATATATTTTGATGAAGCTCATTCATTGCTCCCGTCACATAGAGAATTTTTAGATGAGTATGACGGTAAGATATTAGGTCTTACCGGTACTCCTCCTAAAATGGTACATAGTGAGAAAGGTGAGATGATGCAAGAGTTCTATCCTATAGTATATGAATATCTTATTGATGAAGCAGTTAATGATAATATCTTAAACAATTATAAAATTATTGTACATCAACTTAAGTTAGACAATACTAATAAGAATGTTAAAGCTGGTAGTAAGTTTAAACCGTTTTATACTACTGAACAAGCTAATTATAATTATTGGTGCAGTAGGATAGAGGATTCTAGACCGGGAAAAGAACAGCAGATAAGCAGAGTAATGAGGATGAAAGCTATGATGGCTTTTCCAAGCAAAGAAAGATATGCTAAGATATTGAGTAACTCAATTAAATCTAAGTGTATTATCTTTGCAAATACTCAAGAGCAAGCTGATTTATTATGTAACTATAGTTATCATAGTAATAATCCTGATTCTAGTGAGAATCTTGAAAAGTTTAAGTCAGGAGATATTAATCAATTATCTTGTGTTCTTCAATTAAGTGAAGGTATTAATATTCCTAATCTTAAGCAAGGAATAATATTACATGCATATGGTAATGAGCGTAAATCATCACAACGTATTGGTAGGCTTTGCAGATTATCTGTAGATCAGACAGCAACAATACATGTATTATGTTATATGGATACTATAGATGAGAAATGGGTAACTGAAGCATTATCAGGATTTGATCAGGATAAAATAGAGTGGAAAGATTTTAATATTAAGCTATGAGTGCAGAAGAAAAAGCTAAAAAATTGGTTGATGATATGTATTGTGAAATGCATAATCTATGTATTACAGATGAAGTATTAAATGAAGTGGCTAAACAATGTGCATTGATTGCTGTTGATGAGATATTAAACTCGCCTAAAGATGGATATGTACATTTTCAAGATGTAATAAAATATTGGCAAGAAGTTAAATCTGAAATAGAAAAGCTATAATGACACCAGAAGAAAAAGCTCAAGAATTAGTTTTGAAATATCTAAGAATAGATAATAATACTAAAGAATGGTTTAATGTATATATTGCTAAACAATGTGCATTAATTTCAGTAGATGAGATAATAAAAATTGTGCCTTACTCTACGTATAAAGAAACTTTATGCCCTTATGATGGAGCTGAGTTATCTACAAAATATTGGGAAGAAGTTAAAGAAGAGCTAGAAAACTATGAGGATTCACATTGAGATAAGAAATGATATTGACCCTGCTCTTGCACTTACTAAAGTAAAACAAGTAATTGAGCAGGGTAAAATATCTAATGATGGTAAAAACTATTGCTGGATAACTGAATGGACTGATGGTATTGTAGTGTACACAAGAGATAATAGGAAATCAGACTGCTTTGTGGTCTATAAAAAAGGACAGTATGGCAAATAAAACAGCAGTAGACTTTTTAGCTTATGAACTTATAAACTTAGATATAGCTTATGAAATGGGTCTTGAGAAAAATGAGTTTCATAAGCTAAGACAAGAAATTATTAAGAAAGCCAAAGAAATGGAAAAACAACAGATATTATCAGCAGCTTATCACGGTGCTAATTATGAAAGTTCACCTTATAAAGATGCAGAAGATTATTACAATAAAACTTATAAATCAGAGTAATATGTTAGAATTATTTGATCAAAACAGTAACTATTGGTTGCAGTTTGAAGAGAGCAAGACTTCTGTTAGAACAGATGTAGTATCTGTTTCATTAAAAGGTACAGATAACTTAAGTGAGGAAGATAAAATCCCAGAGGAAACTGAATTCATAATGTCAGTAAGAGATGCTGAGTATTTACATGCTTGGCTTACTGTATTTTTAAAAAATAAAGTTTAAATCTGAGTAATATGAAACAGTATATACCATACATATTAATACTACTAATAGCCTATTTTATAGCAGGATTTATTAGAATGCAGTTTAATCCTGCATATTGGGATAAAGATTCAAGAATAGCATTAATAGTTGTATCAGGAGGATCAATGATTATATATAGAATCTCTAAACTTATAGAATAATATGAAAAGATTTGAACTAGTAAAAAGAGAAGATCATTATGGTCTGTACAATGAAGATGGTCATAAAATTGCTGCTACAATAGATGGTTGTAATAGTAAACTATCTAAACAAAACTGTGATGAGATATTTGGTGTAGTTGATATTAACAAATGGGCTAATGAAAAAGTGGATAATAGATTTAATGAAACTGATGGTTATCATAAGTTTGTTTATGTGGATGGTATAGTAGATGGTTTCAACAAAGCAATGGAGTTGAATAAAGATAAGTTGTTTACTGCTGAAGATATGAGACAAGCCTATGATGATGGCATGAATAATATAGACGCAGACGGATGTGTGATTGATGATCCTGATGAAGATTTTATTGATACATTAAAATGCATTCAACAACCAACAGAAATAGAGGTTGAGATTATTACAAGACCTTACACAAATGTTAATGAAGGGTTTGTATTAGAATCTATAAGAGAACCAAAATTAGATGAAAATGGTTGTTTAATCTTAAGAAAGGTATGATAAATAGTGATTTAATATTGATAACAGCTTGGCTCATTGGTACTATAATTATATGGACTTTTAGTATTTATTGGTACAAACAATATGAGCCTACTGAAGAAAAATCAAGGGATCTGTATGGTAAATTATTGCTAGGTTTAACTCCTTTAGCAATTGGTGTAACAATATTTGCTTTTGCAGGTGGTATAACTTATCTATTATTAATAGTAATACCTAATTATTTAAAAAAGAAAGCATGATTGAAATAGGTTATAAATGGTCAATGATATGTTTTATCATCTGGATGCTTTGTACATTATTAGTAACTATCATATCAATTAGAAATATGGTGATAAGCTATAAAACAAAGAATAAGGATGATTTTAAAGATAGTATAGTAGTATTAATACTAGGTTTGTTCCCAACTACACCTATATTTTTAATAGGGTATTTACTGCGGGCTTTAGTATTAGATCTATGTGATCTATTTAATAATTGGTTAGATAAAAAATTTAAGTAGTATGGAAAAACCATTTCACACAATAATTATTCAACGTGTTGGTAAGTCAGAGCAATTAACAGCTGAAGAAATCAATAAAATGATTACTGATAACAGACTGTTAACTGAAGAGTATGAACAAAGTAAAAAGAAAAGCATGAAAACAATCACAAAAGCAGTGATACCGTTATCAGATATCCCTGTAAAACTAAGAAAAAACTCATTGTTTAAGAATGTAAAAGTACATACATACATTGAGTGTCACATGGAAGGTAAAGGTAAAGAATCAGATGATGATTTAACAGCATGGTTACGTGAAATGTATCCAACATTATCAAGAAAAATTAGTTTTTTAATACACATTGATAAATAATATGGCAGCATATGATCCAGACAATATCAAATTCATCAGAGCAGTTGTGAAAATATCAAGTGCTCTGTATGATATTGATGAAATGAAAAAGAGTAAAAAGTTTAAATACAGCATGAAAGTAGATGTTAGCAAATGGCATGAGTGGTCTGAAGATTATATCAGAGAACCTATGAATGTATTTGGTAAAACAGATGTTAATGCTTTAATGGATTTGATAAACTTATTTGATGACTATAATAATAAAATCTTTATTAAAGATGAATTTAATACAAGTTTAAACTTATTTTTAGCTAAAATAGAATCTGCAAGAT